ACACTATTGGCTGCCTTGAGGGCATTGATCATGCAGTCAAGAGGAGCCACGAGGATCTGTACAATCTGCTCCAACAGGGAGGCAATGGCATCTACAATGAGCTTGATGAGAGGACCAACTACAGCTGTCCAGTCCAACCTCACGTCAAGACCGAACATCACGTACTTCCTGAGAAGCATCTTCAGGGCCAGGAGCAGCATCAGGATATCTGGTGGGCAGAAGGGCCGGAAACCCTCGAAGAAGCTACACAGATCCTTTAGAAGCCTGGTGGGATCGAGTTGGTCTGCGAACTTATCGATGATCTTGTCGATATCTGCCAGGAGTTTGGCGATGGGTCCGAGAAGGTTTACTGGCTGGACCTGCCAACTAAAGTTGAGTTGGAGGTCGCAGTTCAGGCATTCCTTCAGCCATTCTCTTGCCTGGTCCCGGGGGAGTCCTAGTTCTTCCAGACCGAGTTCCTTTACCAGTTTGTCCCAGAGATCGATAGGGTCTGTCTGGGCTGTTACCTTCAGGCCTGGGGAGGTATAGGTGAGACCTTCCTCTGAGAAGGTGGTGTCAGGATCGAGGAGGTCCTCACAGTCACAGTCTGGTTTCTGATCTCCATCTGTGAGGGTAATAGAGGCCTTGGTGTCTCCTGAACCGAAGTTATAGGTCTGGCTCTTTTTCTGGGAGGGATCATTCGAGGCCCAGCTGGTGAGTACTTTCTCGGAACTCTCAAGGATCATGTCCATGGCCGAGAGAGGCCCCATACCCATGATCAGTGCTCCCTCTCTAGACTCTGACCTGATAGCAGACTTCTCGTAGAAGTCCACAATCATCGAGGCCCACTGATACTTGAACTGTTCTTCTTTCCTTCCCATTGCTTACTCATCCAGCCTGATCAGATCCCGTAACTCTTGATCACCCTTCATCCTCCCATCAAGTACACCCTTATATATAGCTGCCATGGACATGGCCCCGGAGTTGCCCAGGTAGTCCACTCCATATGTGTTCCCAGGATCAATCAGCTCCAAGATCGCCTCAATCACCCGGACAAAATCATCCAGATGTACAAAATCCCTGCCGATCTTCATAAAGAGCCGCTTATACTCCTCCTCTAGAGCTTCCCCATCTTGCTTCTCATCGTACTCCTCTCCATCAGCAGCTCTTCGCAGGAACCCTTTCATTACGATTCCTCCTCCCTGAACACATCATCAGACTCATCCCTCTCCATCTGTCTCTTTAGATCCAAAGCATGCCTGTACATGCGATAGTCAATCACCCCAGTGGCTACACCGAATAAAGCCCTACAAGCAAGATGTAGCTTAGGGCGTTTGCTCGGATTATAGGCGAAGATGGTGTTCTGGGTCTGACCAGCAGTAGCTGACTCCTCTACCCGCTGCATTACCTTCCCTAACTTGACTCTCGTCTCCCTTGTGGCTGAGAGAAGAGAAACCACCTGCTGGTGTACCTCCTCTGCCTCTTGGATCGTCAAGACCCTGGGCTTGGGATTGTATTTCAGGAGCTGTCTCAGGTCAGCAGGGGGATGTTCATCAGCAGGGTATTCCTTGACTGGCTCAGTGGGCTTGGGCTGAGCGTCGGGAGCCTGAACGAGATCCAGGTCTGGTTCCTGGAAGACAGGAACGAAGATCTCCGGGACTGGTTCGTTTTGTTTCAGCATTATGCTCCGACCTTGCGCTCGAAGTAACTGATTTTCAGACGCATGTTCTCTTTGAGCTGTGCCATCTCCCCACCTGGACAGTACACCCTTACCCAGATCGGGTGATTGGTGAAGGTGTCAGCTGCCTCCGTAGTCCCGATGTCTGGGAGCTCAACACCATCTCCACTCCGCATCCTGTCCCACTCTGCCTCCGTCGGACGCCGCTTTCCATACATCACCTTGACAGACCAACCTGTACCGCCAAACTCCCCGGAACCATCATAGGCCCCAGTGATTTCTGGCTTTACAGTGATGTTTGTGTAGTAACGGGACGGATCGTGGTTTCTGATGTAAAAAAGCTGCTCGTGGGCACCTCCTGCATGGCCGTCATGGAAAGAACGGAGAGGATCGGTCCCCAGTGGGAGCATCGAATCATTGTAGTAGGACAGAGACATTAGAGCCGACTCCCTCTCGTTGAATTGAAACCACGAGCGTGACTGCGCCTGTTGCCACCAAAAATCATCCCACCCAGTCCAGCACCCAGATAACCTGCAGAACGGCGGGTGATGCTCTCCCCAACACCCTTGAAGACATTACTCAACCGGGCTGGTGCCTTCCCTCCTACCCCAAAACCACTAACCGTATTCTTGATGGCAGCTTTCTGATCCCAAACAGCACCACCAGCATGCCCACCTAAAGCACCCACAAAAGCTCCTTGCCAAAACCCACCACCAGTCAGCCAAGACACTCCAGCTCCAACCCCTGCAAAACGAAGAGTCCTGCCAAGCAAGCCTTCGCCAAGCACCGCTGCTCTAGCTCCTCCCCAGCCAGTACGTCCTAACTCTATTGCTCTACTTAGAAGACTCATCAGAAATGTCTCCTGCTGGTATGGGGAATCCCTGCTCTGGACGGCTGCCGAGGAACATGCTTGATTGTTGAACCACTGGTGTTCAAGCTGGAGCCTACCAACTTCCTCAATATGGTATCACCAGAGGACTGTTCCTCACGAGTCCTCCGAGGAGGAAGCCCTCGTCCCTGACTCCTGTCCCCAGGCAGTCTCCCAAGCTCCCGTAACTGCTGCGCGAAAATCTCCCTGTTCTCAGCAGGATTGCCTCCCCTCACCAGGTTCAAGACATTCAACGTGGGACCGCCAATGGTCTTCCTATAGTACTCAAGGATCTTGCCCGGCTCCTCCCCAGGATCAATATTCCTGAGCTCTAACGGCATGGGAGGCACAAAGGCTGGGGCACTCTCCACCAGATTCTCGGCATACTCAGAGTTTTCTACCTTGAATGCCACTAGTGACAACATGAAGGCATCCAGCCTGTGGTCTCCATCACTTTCCCTGGCCATCCCGTAAACGGGCTTCCCGGTAGCAGGATTGATGTGGTCCACAATGTAGTTCAGCAGCTGTTTCCGCAGTATGTCGTCCTCTTCGGGAATCCTCATCCTGCCGACTTCCAGTAGGGCAATCGCATTCTCAACAAGCAACCCCTTCCCTGGCTTGAGAATCGGTTCCCCTGTGACAGGATCCTTGATCTCTATGTTCTTGGAGAAGGAGAAGGCTGTCAATCTGTCCTTGATCTTGATTGTCTCCTCATCGAAGGGAGTCTTCCTCTTCTTGAAACTCAACTGGTGACAGGCATACCGCAGATCCTCGATGACTGTATGTCCGTAACCCTCGTCAGCATAGATCCACTGCGGCTTCCACTTGTAGTTGAGTCTCCTGAGCTCATCCTTCCAGGCCTCGGCAGAGTACTCGGTGGCTGGAATGTTCGTCGCCTCTAACCCAACGAAAAGCCCCGTGCTGGGAGAAAACCCCATTACATAGAACTCAGAACCTGCATTCTTGTTCCAGTCGATCCCAATGGAAACCAACAGGTTCTTCCTGTCCGCAATCCCCATCCTGTGCTTCCAGAACTCATAGGCCTCCGTCTCTGCTTCCTCATAGGTATAGTCTGCCCTGGCTGCATAAACATATGTAGGCTTGAAAACCCCATATCCGGCATCCACAAACAGAGCCATGATCTCCATGGCGAATGACTCTTTCGTAGACTCGGCTATGATCTCGTCCTTTACCTGATCCCAATGCTCCAGGATCGTCCCTGGAAAATAATCCTCCTTGAAGTCAGGTCTCTCCAGACACCAGTGCCTGAATCGGCCATGCTTCCCGATTGGAGTCGAGGTACCGATCAAGATGATATTGGGATCCTCAACCAGCAGCGGCTGGACCACCTTGTCCAGGACACTGTCAGAGATGAGATCCATCTCGTCCAGGTAGATGACATGCGCTCCACTGGACCGAATGGTACCACCTCCAGAACCATCTGACTTCACCCCTACACCAGAAACGAAACCCTCTACCGTGGCTCCATTCTTGAAGAGATATTTGAAGGTGGGAGTTTTTGTATAGAGAGAACTGCCGGAACCACTGGACTTGATCACCTCCGACATCAACTCTGAGTTCCGCCTGAGAGCCCTCTCCATCATCTCGAAGACAGTAACCAACTGCTTCTGATAGGGAGTAATGACAATGATGTCCGGCCCAGAAAAGACATCCCTCCCATGAGCATCCCTGCCCCTGGCCAGACGCATGTTGAAGATATGGTACAGAAGCTTGTAGGCTACACAAAAAGTCTTCCCTGAACGCCTACTCTGCCGGATGACACATCTTGTGGCATTACAGCGGAGTTGCTCCTTCTGATAGCTCCTGAGGTGCCAGCTCGGGTTTGTGTCATCAAACCCGAACATGAGTTCGATCCAGGCTACGGGATCCACTGTAGAGAGAAGAAGCTTCTTCGCCCTCTCAGGAGAGATGTCAGAGGCTGTGGCCAGTTCATTGATCTTGCTGGCTGCTCCCGGGACTCCCCTAGGTACACCGGCACACTTGACCTTGAACCTTGACTCTTCGCCATCGTACTTGATCAGCTGTCTGATCTGGCAGTTGACACAGGTCCGATGCAGCTCTCCCCTGATCCCGTAGTTATCTACGAAGTACTTGACGATCTCCTCTGGAAGGCGAGCGTCTGGGAGACAGTGCTCGATCCCATACTCGTTGATCTGGTACAGGACCTTCTTGGCTGCTTCTCTTACGGAAGGGTCGATCATGCTTGCCGGTAGGTAGAGAAGTAGTTGCGATTACTGTGCATGAAAGTCGCCTCCTGGGAGAGTGCTGACCTGGCATTCAACTGACTGCTCCTGATTGCCAATACAGCCCTTGCCCTCATCGTCATGGCGTTCTGGGTCAGGAAGGCAGCTGTGTCTCCTGCCGTGTCAATCCGCCTGGACATCTGCCGCTTCCTATACCCAGCCTTCAACAGAGAGTAGGACCCGTATCCTACCATGGCAGCTCCACCCACAACAGCAGCTACAGGCAGAATCTTTCCCATATTGGCCACCATGGCTCCACCAATGTAACTCCCTGCATAGGCTCCTGGGATTCCCAGGACACTCATCCCTGCACTAGCCCCGACAAGACCTCCTATCCCCACCCCGAGATGAGACAGAGTCCCCTTGGATCTGAGCAAGACCTTTCCTGTTTCTGCAGCAGTCCTTGTGAACCCGAACCGCAAGATAGCCGAGTTCATCGCAAAGTCTTGGACTACAGCATCCAGAGCACCCCGGAACCCGGTATGCTCACTGAACTCTCCCTTTGACCCCTGCCAGGCAAAGAACCCAAGAAGAGTGAGAGCTCCTGCAGGTCCGAGCACATTCCTGTACCAGGGCCTTCCTGCCATGGTGGCAAGGTGTTCTCCCAAGGTCGCAACCTGTTTCCCACCAATCACATTCTCAGGACCAAACAGGATGGCATTGCTCTGTGCCTGAGTGAGTACCGTGGGAGGACTGAGATACCTCCCAGGAGTCAGATCTGTATGAGCAAAGGGAATATTGCCTAGAGTGAAGTAGGTGGTTCCTCTCGGAGACAGGATGCCTGCAGAGCCAGTCTCCACATGTGCCCCAAAAGACATGGGCCAGCCACCACCTACATAGTTGAGCATGTTCTGAAGCAGTGGCATCCCTACATCCTTGTGTGGCCAATAGGACTCTGGAACATCATCTCGTTAGCTCTCTGCTGGGCTTCTTGCATGGACACAAGTCTATCACGTCTCCTCTGTAACTCAGTACCATAGATCTCATAGGCTTCATACCGAGGCTTCTGCCAAACCTTGTTGGTGGTTCCTAGAGAGTCAAGTACTAGAGTCTTGTCCAGGTTTCTGAAGCCACCACGCTTCTTGATCCAGCTATTCCTGTTCTCCCCTGAGGTCCTTGTGTAGTCCTGGAGCTCAGACATCAGTCTGAGCATGTGATCATTCTGGGAGGGAACGGCTGACCGGGCTATGATCACTGGATCCAGGTAGTCCCCCTTGATCCCTACCTCCCTCATCCTCCTCCCCAGCTCGGTGGCTGCAATCTGGTCTGCCGTCGAATACATACCCATATCCTGAGCTGCCCACATCAGGGAGGCAGTAGACATGAGAGTCGCATTCTTAGCTAGAGACCCGGCATTGGCCAGAGTGTTGAAAGTAATCCTCTCCCCAAATGTCTCTGCTACATCATGGTAAGCCTGCCAGAAGGGCTGGGACCACATCCCTCTCTGATTGGCAAAAGCCCTGGACTCAATACCACCAATGGCTGCATAGTTGGCCATGGGCTGATTCGTGGTCTTGAAGGGAAGAGAAGCCGCAAGCCCTCGCCTCACTAGCTCCTTGTTCAGATCCTTGCCTGCCCCAAACAAGACACCTAATTGCCGCCCATAGGTAATCTCCGAAGGCTGAAATACCAACTGAAGATTCCCAGCCTCAATCATGGCTCTGAAGGCATCCCGCCCTTCCTCTGCATAAGGCTGCGGAGTCCTCCATCTCCCAGGGTGGTAGACCTCTGGAGAGTCAATTCCAGCCAACCGGAAGGCAAACCCCTTGTTCCCTCCCAGGAGACTGTGGAGCAGACCAGGAACCCCTCCCTTCTTCACCACAATCGTGTCAGCATCCTCTGCCGTTACCTGCCAGTCACCCTTGGAGAGATCGATCTGAAAAAGTCCTGTACCCCTTAATCCGAAGTCAGCAGCATTGGCAGGTCTCGCTCCCTCTCTGATGTACCGATGCAGGACTCTCCCACTGAACGAGTACAGGTTCCTGATCCCAGAGAAGATCCCACTTACAGGATCGAAGTGGGTGACTCCATAGACCTCCCGGAGATATCTCTCTCTCTCCTGCAACAGAGCCTGATCAGTCAGTACCTGATTTGAACCCCAAGGCCCCCGATAGGGAGAACCAAAGTCTGTAAGGGCACGCCTCTGGAACTCAGAAATGCCTCCTACAGACATCCCCTCACTACCTGTCTCCTGGAGATCCCTGTTCCCATAAAACTGCCCCTGAGAGGCAAGCCACTTCTCATAAGAGACAGTCCTGAGAGAAGGAGGCAACTTGGGCTTCCCTCTCCCTGAAAGCACAATCCCTCCAGCCACTACCAGAGAGGAGAGAGCTAGGGCCGCCACCCCCTTTCCTACATTCCCCCAGGGAATGTCCCAGAACCCAGAAATCCTTCTAGAGGCCCTCGCAGCTACGTCCCTCTCCCATAGGGAAACATTCCTCTGAACCCTCGATATCAATGCCTCGTCTAGAGCCTCCGCCCTCTCCCTTACATAGGCTGCCGATCCCGGAACTCCAGAAGCCCTGAGCTCTGTTCCTGCAGGACCGGCAGCCATCCACCCCCGCCTCATCATCTCTTCCTGATACTCCCGATGAACCCTCTCTACATCAACCCCCGCATACTGCTGATCAGCCCTGATGAAGGCCCACGCCCGATCCCAAGAAGTAAAGGTCTGCCTCTCCTGCAAGGAAATAGCCGACTCTACTTCCTGCCCAGCCCTGCTCCTTAAATCAACCCTCGACCTGAAAGAGGCTACCGTCTCCCTCGTAACCCCGGCCTGAGCAAAATTCTGAAACATACGATCTAAACGCTTCAGTAAGTTCTGCTCTACAGAAACCCGATTCACCTCCTCTAAAGCCGCAAAGTGCCTTCCTGCATTCCATAGCGGCCCTCTCTTCCTCAGAGCATCATCCAGAAGCTGTCTTCCAGTTGCCGTGTTCTCCGCCACTTGCTGCATGGCCCAGTTCTGCTCAATGGCTCGGTTCCTGATGTACTCTTCCCAGTTCACGTCTACATGGGCAAGGTGAGACTCTCTCTGGGCAAGGGCCCCGGCATTCCCCTCGTAAATCAACTGAGCAAGCCTGTAGTTCACATCTGCAGAAAGAGATGTGAACTTGCCCTCGGCCCCACCTCTCAAATACCCAAGTTTCCTGGCATAAGACTGCCCGGCTCTCAGCAGATCGATTATATCCCTTACATCTCCCTTCCCTGTATGAGCCAGATAAGCCTTCCAGACTCCAGTCCAGTCCCCCGACAGAACCGCCTCTGTCCTGGCAACGTTTACCTCAGGCCCCGTGACATAGAACATGTCCGGAGACTTCGGGTTGGTCCACGAGAGAGCCTGACGAATCCCTACATTCTGCTCTCCAATAGCAGCTACCTGAGCCCCAAACTGCTTCGCCTCAAACTGCGCTCCATGAATCCAAACCGGCCCCTCCCCCAATAAACTGGCCAACTCCCCACCAGGCCGAAGAATCTCCCCCATCTCCTGCTGATAATAAAGAGAAACCGGCCTCCCAGCCTCCCTCTCTAACCTCGAAAGAAGCCCCGCCGCCTCCCTGTCTACAACTACACCCCCCCTGTCCGGTAACCAACTATACACTCCACCCCTTATCTTCTCCGCTAACCAAGGATCCACTTCCCCTAATAACCCTACCGTCTCCTCCCAAGGAGTAGACATCACCCTCTGCGCTACTACCCCAACATCCTCCGCTACACCAATCCTCCCAGTCTTCAGTAAAACATGCGCCGTAACTACATCCCGCTCCGTAACCCTCTGCCCAGTAACCCTCTCTATCTCCCCTAATACAGCTAGCCTCTCATGTACATCCCACGCTGAAGACGCAAACCCTACTACATCCTGTAACTGATAAGGCCTGGAAACTACATAGTTCGGCGCAGGCTTCCAAACATGAGTCCTCTGACCCATCCTTAAAGCTATCTGATGAATGTAAGAGCCCCGCTCTAACCCCAAAGTCTCTATGTCCAGAATCCCACCACCACCAGTAAGCCTGGTTGTGACCTCCTGAATCAGAGACTCATATCGCACCTACAAGGCTCCTTCAAGTAAAACTTCCTCTGCAGGTACATCCATCACTACAGGATCCCCCTCCTTCAACCCCTCAATCGCTACTCGTAACTTCTGAATCTCATCCATGATCTTGCTGTCTTGACCCTTCCCTATCCTCTCTAAAAACTCCGCACGTGACTTCCTCGTCTGCATCAACCTGTCTAACCACTGCATCTTCCGCTTCTCTATCCGATCCATCGCATCAAAAACCGGATGCAATACCGTAACAGTCGCCGCCTTCCCCTCCTCATTGAACCCAATGGTGTTCGTCACCGTAAAATCCTGCCCTTGCCCCTGCTTGTCCCCAATGGCAAGAATGGCCGCCGCCCTGTACTTGTATAAATCTAATATCGCTAACTCATCTACTATCGCCTTCTCTACAGGATTGGACGGATCTACCTCTAAATACTGTATGTACTCAATCGTCCTCTGCCTGATAAACATCCTCTCCACTACACACTGCTGCCCTATCGGATAATCCCTCAACTCACCCCCTCGTACCTCCCCAACCTCTACATCATACTCCGATAACGGACAGTTCACCATAAATAAACACCGCTTCGGCCCTAAACATACCATCGGCGCTACCGCATGTACCCCAGTACTCATCCTCCTGTTCGATAACTGTATCCGCCTCAACTTCTCAATCGGTATCCTCCCTAAATACGCCCGATACTCCTCCCCCTCCTCACATACCCGCGCTATGGCCTCCCCCCGAGTCGGTACTAACTCCAACCCTACTAGCTCTTCACTCGCTGCATCCACGCCCATCGCAGACCCACATGAATACTAAAACCATGATAAATAAATACCCAACCACATACAACCCTACTGCAATGTCCCTTACCCACCTAACTCCCTTAATACCCAACCTAACCGCTCTACTAACCCTCTTACCCATTCCCTTAACTCCTCCTCCTCCCTAGAACCTAAATCCCGCGTCACCCGCGCATACTTGCACCCCTCCCCTAACTCACTCCCATCTACTAAATACCGATACCTGTAATAATGCCACCTCCCTACCCCCTTTACTACCTCCTCTACCTCCCCTAATGCCCTGCTTACCTCGTATACATCCATCTCCCTAAACTCCTAAACTACCTAAAACTTAACCACCCCCCCATTATACCCCTAAACACTTTTATAAAAATATAGACTACACGACTATAAAAAATATACAGAAAATGCGCAAGCAGAGGGCAAAAAGAAAGACAAATGTGCGAGGAAAGGACAAGAAAAACTGTGAAATGTGCGAGGAAAGGGGTGGTGGTGTGATGGGCTTGGGAAGAGTACCATCTTTCGGAGCCCACCCGGGTAAACTCCTCCTTTTATTTCAATGGGTGGCAACTGAACCCCCTCTTAAAGGGAAGAAGAGGCACCTCCTCCCTGGTGAGAGTTCAAGACTCAGCATCTCACCTAATCCCTTAAGAAAGAGTCGCCAGTCCTACCACCTCTCCAGGACTCGCCAACCTGGAGACCTGGACCCACTGGACTTCTTCAGGCAAGAGGCCCAGGGAAGTGGAGCCATCACCTCCCTGGAACCCCAGCCCCGAGAAGAGAACAGCGGGGAAGGGAAGGACGGCTACTGCCAAGCACACCAGCAGTAGAATCCTTGTGGGCAAAGGACCTAGAGGCGCTCGCACTACCGCCCTGCACGGTAGGAGCCTCTGAGCCTGAACCCTGGACAGGACTGGTGTGGCTCCCAGAGCCAAGACAAGCAATCTGGGTAGTCCTCCTGCAAGGACGAGAAGGTGCAGAGCAGGGCGTGTTGTCCCGTGCACGAAACGGGACGGTGGAGGCAGAGGGGGTCTGCAATACCACCCACAAGGGAATGGCCCTCCCTTGTGTAGAGGCACACTCGAAGGTGTGCCCCAAGGGATCCTGGGTAAAGAGATCCCAGCAAGCCCGCCCTAAAGCGGGTACGGCCGCTCGCCCGTCCTAAACCGAGCACGTCCCCGGGCATGGTGCCCCTGGAGAACACCTCCAGGAAAAGGGAGTCGGACCCCACAGCGATTCACCTGTGGGGAAGGGTAATGGTGTTTGGTGGAGCGACAGAAAGTACCTGCCGCCCTGCCAAACACCCTTCCCTTTTTATTTCAATGGCTCCAGACCGTCGCTACGGGAGAGGAACCATCGACGGCAAGGGATAGGCAGCTGCGCCTGGGTGATGTTACCCAGCGGCGGGCTGCCGAGTCCCGAAACCCGGGACTAGATACCCGGGGTTGACCAGCAACGGCATGCTGGTAGCGAGTGTTAGAAAGGAGGCCTCTATGGCCAAGAAGATCAAGACCCTGTTGGAGACCCTCAGGGTCTCCAGCGCGCCCACCCCCGTCACCCCCGTGGTGGAGGTCGTCCGGCGGCTGCCGGACGGCACCGTCAAGAAGGGGTTGCTCGACAGCAGCCCCGTCCCCCTGATGGAGGAGAGGCCGGGTCCCACCGCCACGGACGGGGGGCCCGAGGCGCTCCCCATCCCCCAGGTCCACGGGAAGTTGGACCTGAACCGGGCGGGGGTCCCGGAGATCGAGGCCTTCTTCAAGAGGCGGGGGGTCCAGAGGGCGAAGGCCCTGGCGGAGGCCCTGGTCCAGTACCGGGGGGAGGAGGGCCGGTTCGTGCAGGTCCAGGACCTGCTGGAGGTCCCGGGGATCGGCCCCAAGACCCTGGACAAGATCCAGGGTGAGGTGCTCCTCCACACGGGGAGGAAGGGGCTGGAGGACCTCTTCTGGGTCCTCTTCGGGAAGACCATGGAGAGGTCCGAGATGGAGGAGAAGAAGGACCGGCTCCTCTCCCAGATCGAGGAGGGGCTCCGGATCAAGAGCTCCTACCGGCCCTGCGAGGTGGGCCGCCTCTACCACCTCCCCCCTGAGGAGGGTGAGGAGAAGGGGCGGCTGCGGCTCCAGTTCGACCGTGGGACCGGGTTCAGCAACCTGGCCTGGCAGCTCTGGAGGGAGCCGGTGATCCAGGTGGTGGACCAGACGGGAGAGAGGGAGATCCCCCGCGACTTCCGGGAGGCCTGCAAGGAGGCGGGTGTGGTCCTCTTCGATGAGAAGTGGATCATGCGCCGCTCCCTCCTGGAGCGGTTGTCCCTCTACTTCCCGGAGGCGGTGACCTTCCGGGCCTACGCCAGCGGGACCCTGTGCCCGCTGGCGGACGACAGGGCCTTCATGGAGAGGGAGGTCCTGGTGACCACCCTCACCACGAGGGTGAAGGAGGAGGTCGTCGTGGCCGGAAGCGACGGCCACGGGTGGGGGCACCCCCTCCTGATCGGGAAGAACCCGATCCAGGTGAGGTGCTTCGGCACCCCCACCTCCCCGGGTGAGGATGGGAAGGAGGCCCCGAACCCCTTCGCCCGGTTCTTTGCCAAGGGGATCCTGATCCCCAACGAGAAGGCCGTGGACGAGAAGGGGCAGCCGGCCATCTTCCTGGACACCTCCATGGCGAAGGCGGTGTTCAAGGGAGCGGCTCGGGCGCTGGGGAAGGAGAACCAGGACAGGGTGGCCCGGGGTGAGGCCCCGAGGGCCCGCCGGGTCAGGGTCTCCATCGGGATCGTGAACCGGTTCCGGGGAAGGTGCGGGTTCGCCTCCTCGTTCGAGAACTTCCAGTGGTCTCCGGAGATGCCGGAGACGGAGGAGGCCCTGAGGAACCTCCAGAGGGAGAGGTTCGAGGAGCTGGAGAGGAGGGGAGGGATGGACCACTTCGTGGCCCAGGCCAGGAAGGCGGACCCCGGCCTCGACCTGGGGATCTGGCTGGCGGAGGTGCTGGGGGTGGAGCCGCTGGCCGTCCCCTACCTCCGGAGCCGGATCCTCGACGGCCTGGCCGTGTGGAACTGGCACACGGCCCAGGGACCGGTGGAGGCGGAGGGCCTGGTCATCGTGATGGACCGGGCCATCGAGCCCGGGACCTGCGCCATCAAGCCCCTCTGGCGGAAGGGGGAGCTCCGGTTCCAGGAGGGAGACCTGGTGGCCGCCACCAGGATCCCGCTGGTGCTGCCACAGGGTCTCCTGACCCTGAAGGTGGTGTCCTGGCCGGAGCACCTCCTGCTCAACGGGGAGACCGGGAAGGAGGCCATCGAGGCCGTCATCCTGATGAACCCCGAGGACGTGGTCGAGGGGCTCTTCGGAGACTCCGACGGCGACCTCAGCGCCGTCTTCTGGCAGCGGGAGATGCTGACCCTCCACCGGAACTCCCTCGAGTTCTTCGGGGGGAAGGGGGCCCGGTACCTGGTGGAGCCGGTGGCGGCCGTCGGGGAGCGGCTCTCCAGGATCCAGACGCTGGATCCCGAGGGGCAGGACATCATCGCCGTGGGAGGCCGGGGTGCCGTGGGCTACTTCACCATGGCCCAGGCCACCTTCCTCGCCCTCTGGGGAGCGGACCCCGAGGAGAGGGAGTGGGCGAAGTGGGGAGCCCTCGCGATGGCAGTCATGGTGCAGTACAGCATCGACTGCCAGAAGCGGATCCCGAGCTGGCCGCACCCCTCGGCCCTCATGGAGAGGGAGAACTGGGAGGAGGTGACCCCCGGCAGGTTCATGCCCAAGAAGGACATCCTCAAGGTGCCCTCCTCCTGGCTCTCCCGGGCCGGGTACGTGGAGGTCCGGCCCGTGGCCAACTGGATCCGTGGACTCCTGAAGGAGCACGGGGTGGAGGTGAAGGGGCCCCCGAGCCAGGAGTTCCTCCAGTGGAGGAGCGACCGGAACGAGGGGAACGGGAGCCACAGGATCCGGTCCCTGGACTCCTGGAACCACTGCCACCGGGAGAAGTCGGAGGCGTGGTCGCTGGTCCACCTCTGCAGTGAGGTGGGCCGGAAGCTCACCGCGGCCTTCCTCAAGGACCAGGTCCTGGATGTGAGGGAGGTGGACCTCTCGGAGGTCCTCCTGGAGAAGCTGGGAGTGCAGGTGGAATTCACCGAGAAGAGCCACGTGGAGCTCCTCCGGGAGAGCGGCTTCTCGAGCTTCGCGGCGAAGCTTGCCCGCGTCATGTCCAAGAGGCTGGATCCCTGCCAGAGGACCACGGCCATCGCGGCCATCGAGGCGGAGCTCCACGAGAAGCTGAGCGGTGTGGGTCTCAACGACCTGATCCAGCTCTGGCTGGGGGAGTGGGCCCTGGCCAACGACGCGGAGGATCCGCAGGTCCGGGCCAAGCACGTCACCAACGCCTTCAGGTTGGTGGCTTGGCCGGGATCCCCGGTCTTCACCAAGCTCGGGATCGCGCCCCCGCTCTGCACGTTCATGGACGCGCAGAGGCTGGAGGCCCTGATCAGCTGGGTGGAGAGGATGAAGGTGAGCCAGGACCGGATCGTCACGGTCGTGGAGGCCCTCAGGAGCTCCACCCTCCACGAGGCGAAGACCGGCATCCCCGTCTGGGAGTGCCCCACCTGCCTGAGGCGGATCTCGACCAGCCTGCTGGCCAAGATCCGGACGGAGCAGGTGGCGGAGAGGGAGGGAGTCCTGAACGTCCGGGACCTCACCACCAGGATCAACGCGATCCTGAGGGCGAAGTCCGGAGAGTTCCCGGACCAGGACTTCCAGGAGAGCTGGGAGGAGTGGGACGAGGAGACCACCCCCTGCGACGACCCGGCCTGCTGGTAGAGGAGACGACCATGACCACCACCATCATGGCTGTGACCCACCACAAGGAAGAGTTCAGGGTTCTGGCCAGCCTGGGCGTCTACATCCCCTTCGGCAAGGAGATGCAGGAGTTCGGGCTGGACCAGTTCGTGCTGAACGACAGGGAGAGGTTCCAGTTCTGGGCGGAGGTCTTCGGCTGGAAGACCCGGGCCCAGAGCCCGCAGGGAAAGATCTCCAGGTGTGAGGAGGTGAGGTCGCTCGTCTCCCACATCTGGTGCGGGTCCAAGGATCCCGAGGGATGGAGCTGCCTCTGGATCCGGAGCATCTACTACGGCAGGAGGAGGGACCAGTGCCAGAGGTTCTTCGGGAACCTGCAGAGGAGGATCAACTACCTGCAGGGGAGGTGGCAGTGGAGGGAGGAGAGAGGGACGAAGGTCTTCTACTTCTGGATGCCCTTCCCCCTGGACCCGCAGAAGGAGAACCCGGAGCTCTCCTCTCACCTGCTGAAGGTGAAGGAGATGATCATGAACACCGCTGGGGGACAGCAGCCCCTGCCCCTCAACGACAACCAGTGAAAGGAGGAAGACCATGAAACTCTGGACCGCCCAGTACAGGTACAACGGAAGGGAGAGAGTGGACATCACCGCCAGGACGGGGAGCATCTTCGCCCCTGCCTGGAACATGGTGATGGGACTGAAGAGCGGGCTCCTCTCCGAGGACACGTACAAGCAGCTGTACACGTCCCGGATGGAGAGGAGCATCCGAGACCACCGGAAGGAGTGGGTGGAGTTCCTCAGGAGAGAGGAGGTGACCATCGTCTGCTTCTGCAAGGCCGGGGCCTTCTGTCACCGGTACCTGGTGATCCCCTTCCTGTCCAGGGTCGCCTGGGAAGAGGGGATCCCCTTCGAGTACATGGGTGAGAGGAGGTGATCATGAACGACATGCTGTTCACGGTCCTGATCTCGATCTTCGTGGTCGGGGTCGGGGCTTTGGGGATCGTGGTCCTTCCCTGGCAGAAGAAAGACTGGGAGCCGGGTGAGATCCCGGTCTGGCTCAAGGGTGTAGCCTGGCTCACCCTCGCCATCCTGGTCCTGATCCTGACCTTCCGCTACTAGGGTCTGAGGGCGGAGTGGCCTCCTGCAGAGCCACTCCGCCTTTCCCCCTTTCTCCTTCTCTCTACTCCGCCTGGCCCTTACGGGCCTTTGTTTCTGAGGAGGTCTAGGGTAGCTTGTGAGGTTTATCTCTGAGTGGGACCTTCAGAGGTAGACTGATGAGTTACCCTAGAGCCTTCTTATTTTTGTTGGGAGGGGAGGGTATAGGAAAAGGGGATTCCCCCGCCGATCTTCCCCTCAAGGTCCCTTACGGGACCAGCTCTGTGGAGGTCCACATGTTCCAGCTCGACCCGAGGCTCCTGGGCCAGGTCTCCCAGGAGTTCGCCAACCAGGCCGGAGATCCCCTGGTCCTGTTCATGCTCCCCATGCTGTTCGGGCTGATCGTGGGGATCATGGTGCTCGTGACCCTCGCCTACGACTGGGCCATGGAAGCCCAGTCGAAGCTCCTCGAGACCCCCAGGCTCTCTTGGACCTCCCCCGAGGAAGAGGAGGGGTGGGAGTGGGTCGAGTCCCTCGACAAGGGGGACGAGAGCCCCGACGAGGAGGGCAGCTGGGACCCCGACCTGGGACCCGAGTGGGACCTCCCTGCCTACCAGGAGGGCCTCCTCCAGCAGCTGGAGGAAGGCAGAGTCTCCCGCCCCGTCCTGCAACCGAGGACAGTCCGGAGGTCGGTCCTCTGGGCCGACTACACCCCAGCCTGGAACGCAGCATGACCCCCTCCGTCAACATCAACATCGGGGGCTTCTGGCCCCGGGCCTCCGGAGTCCGGCCCGTGATCATCCTCCACTGCGAGCCTAATAGGAGGAAGGCCCACGTCTCGGACTCCTACACCAGCGCGAGCGGTATGCCAGAGGACGCATACCGCCGTCGGGCCTTGGCCATCTTGCACGTCGGTCTCGACACGGTGCCTTCGCAGCTGGAGGCGTGGCTAGCAGCACGAGTGGACCAGCTCAAGCAGATTGCATCCTGCTACCAGGGCCTGGGATGGGGCGGCGACACCCGCATCGGCTGCTGGTCCCGGGAGGCCGGGGATCTGGTGGACCAGCTCCAGAAGGAGTGGGACTCCAGCCCTGCCGCAGCCTACCGCCAGCTCCCGGAGCCTGGCCCCTGACGGGGCCGGGCTCAGAGGAGGGCTCGGCCCTCATAGACAAGGGGCCGTAAATCCAGGTGCCAGCAAGTCCAACGAGGGGACGGAGAGGGTCTCCCTACCCCAGCACGGACCTCTTACTGGCCACCTCTGGTGGCCCCTTGTTTATACAAGTCATAAATAAATAACCTTCAGAGAGAGGTATAGTGATGTTGGTTCATCCTTGGTTCAAGAGGTGGAGGCTTCGGCCTGTGGCTCATTGCTGTGGGGGGAGGTGATGATAGGGGCAGGGGCCGGCGGGCTCACCCTTCCAGTGCTCCTCACCTACATACTGGGGGTGTACGGGATCAGCTGGATCATAACCAGGTCTCAGCTGGTCAAGCCCCTTAGAGAGAAGCTTGACCCCAAGACCTTCCTGGGAGAACTGGTCAGGTGCATAGTCTGCACAGGGACCTGGGTAGGGATGGGAGTTGCCTTCCTCTCTAGATGGACCTGTCTGGGTTCCTTGGTGTCCTCTCCACTGGACATCCCTCTGTGGGGAGGCGTGGCGGCGGCCTGCTGCTGGCTGATCGGCGGGCTGCGGGGCGATGCGGAATAAGCCTCGCTTACGCGAGGCGAGCCGGTGGAGCAACCAAGAGGCGCTACAGCCTCCCCCACCACCCAGGAGAAAGACCATGGCCCTCACCAAGACCCAGATCGCCGAGCTGCTCGGTGACTCCTTCAGCCTGCGCCCCGGGCGCAGCGGCAACCTCCAGATCAACCTCGCCAACCTGAGCGAGCTGCCGGACGTGGACAAGTGCCGGATGCTCGCCAAGGCCTACGACAAGCTCGTGGAGGCCGGGATCGAGCCCGAGCGGGTCTCGGTCCAGCTCAGCCACCGGGACCAGAACGGCACCTTCCGCCCCTGGCCGTGCATCTGGATCTCGGCCAGGACGGCCACGACCTCCACCGCCGACCTCTCCACGCTGGCCGAGGCCACCGCCGCCGCCGTCGTGAAGGCGCTGGCGGAGGCCGGAGCCCTCCGGCTCGCCAAGCCCGCCACGAAGAAGGGAGAGGCGGCGGAGCCCCCGGCGAACAGGCCCACCCTCTAGACCCCCAACTGGGGAGGAGCCCGGACGCTGAGTCTGGGCTCCTCCTACAGGAGCAACCATGGACGATCGCAGGCTCGACATCCCCTGGTGGGGGAAGATGCTGCTGGGAGGGATCGGGATCTTCCTCATCTGGAAGTTCACCCCGATCCTCCAGATCCTACAGCTCACCTTCTACATCGTGCTGATCCCGCTGCTCCTCCTCGCCGCCATCGGACTGGTGGGGAGGGGAGCGGTGGAGGGCTTCACAGGTGGGTTCGCCGCCACCATGGAGGCCGCCCGCCACAGGGCCGAGGAGCTGGCACAACCACAGCAGTAGCTGCCAACAAGAGGACCTGACTCGCTGGCAGGTCCTCTTGTTATGGCGCTCACGCGCCACGACTCCGGCGGAGGTCACGATGAGGAGACTGGGCTACACCAAGGGCGACATGCTCGTGTCTGGTGGAGCCTGTCTCCTTTTCATTCTTTCCATCTCGGGGATCATGTCCACCCTCTTTCTCAGAACCTTTGTGGACTGCTCCCCAGACCTGGCCATCAGTCTGGCCATGAGACTCTTCAATGGAACCCCCTGAGACCCTCCTCCAGCTCCAGGTGGACGAGAGCCTGCTGTCCAGGGTACAACAGCTCGCAGGAGCCAAGGTTCATCAGGTAGCCACCTGGGTCAGTGTGTACCAGAACAGCATCTGGCTTTACAACAAGAACCCCTCCCCAGGGCTTCTCGAGATCATAGAGAGGAACGAGGAGAAGCTCCGGGCCTTCGTAGCCTCCAGGAGATAAGGTGATGCGAGAGACCTGCCCCATCTGCGAAAAGAGCCAGAGAGACCCCCAGCACCCCGAGTACTACGTGACCATCGGGATGGAACACCCAGACCTCTATGACGGGGTCCTGTACTACAAGTGCCCCTTCTGCCGGAGCACCTGGCACAGGTGGGAGGAAGGAGACCCCCTGCGCGAGCTGGCCAAGCCCTACATCGTCCCTGTCCTTCTGTAGGTCCCCCATGATCTACGCTCGCGAGCAGGTCCTCCTGGAGATAAAGAGCAAGGAGAGGCTCTTCTTTACCACATGCCAGAAGCGAGATGAGGCTCTCGTCAGGAAGGCCATGGAGACCTTCTTGGCCTCCTCCATGACCCCCCAAGATCCAGCAGTTCAAGCCCTTTCCCTTCTAGAGAAGAAGGGAGTCCTGTGGGACTTCAGCTGGAAATGGGAGAAGCCCTACGTACCCGTCATGTTCCTGCTGACTCCAGAAGGCGACTACTTCATAGGAGAGTGTGTCAAGGCCATCCTCCCCAAACTCAGGGAGGTCCTGGTAATCAACAGGCGGGAAAGCCTCCTTGTGGAAACTATACAGTTCCTCCAGAAGCTCACAGAAGATCGCATGCTGATCGGGTACGTTCACGAGGAGCGAGGGACACCTGTTCTCCCTCAAAGCCTGATGGACAGCCTGCTGAGCCAGGCACTCGTGCTTGGCACCAGCACCTGACAAGGGTTCCAGTAGGTTTGTTGTGGCGCTCACGCGCCACAACTCGGGCGGAAAGGGGAAGCCCCAGCCAGACCACCAGCCTGAAAAAGGAGTGAAACCCCCAGCCACCCCCCACCCACAACCCTCCCAGACAACAGGAGACCCGCCATGATCCTGGAGCCATTCGGCTAGCACTCCCAACACCTCCGCAGGTGGGGAGAGCCCCTCCCCAATACCATCACTCTTGACGAAAAGCCCTCCTGATTACGGCCCTGTAAGGTCCGGGCAGGTCTTGTCTCCTACCCCAAGACCACCAACAGGGTACCATCAGGCCATCAGGCTACCCAGAGAGGGTCTTAGAAAGCTCCCTGCCAGTACCTTCCTTTCATTGACGAAAGGGAGCGAGCACAGAGAGCCGATGGGAACACCCTTTCCAGAGAGCCAGGGAAAGCCACCACGATGGTTAGAGTGGCGCTCCTCCTTCTTCTCTCAGAGGGGGAACCCGTGGTAGGATGAGAGACAGTCAGTCTCCTACTCTTTCAAATCTTCCCGCCCGTTTGGTGTGTCGCTGACCGGCCAGAGCCGAATCGGCAGATCGCGCATTCAGTTGTCGCGTGTGTCGGCCAAGCGTGTGCCGAATCAAAGGACCCGTCGGGCGGGATCCCATGAAGTGCTGGTCTCTCAAACCCTTTCTAGGGGGTGTACCGGGTTCGACAGAGTCACAGTAGAGACAGATTGCGTGTCGAGGTACTCGGAACCTCGTAAATCACCGGGAACAACAGAAGCTGCCAACAACAACTTCTACCCCGAGGCGATGGCACTCGCTGCATAGCCTCCGTCCTTCCCTAGAAGCCATGGTCTAGGGAGGGATGTGTCCTGGACATGGATAGTCAGAGCTGGTTCTTGGTGGTAAGCCAGTGGACGATAAACAAAAAGATCCACCCCCCCGAACGTCGAGTGGGCCTCCGGACTCGACTCGGGCTGTACCCGGAGGACATACACGTAGAGACCTGAATCGAGTGACCCTGGACGAGGGTTCGACTCCCTCCACCTCCAATGCTTGGTGACGAGAGGGGCTGTAGCTACCTCCCGTTGAAGGGCGGGACAATCAAGGCCCTCAAAACCCGCCCACCCCTTTCCCTTCTGTGACTCCTCCACAGAGAGAGAAGTTCGATCTTCCGTGAACCCGAGGCCCCAACCCAGGAGAAGGACATGAACAAGTCTGAGCTCAAGTCGATTCTCACTCAGCACTCCTGCTGGTTGGAGAACCCACTTGACCCGAAGGGTAGACGAGCCGACCTCAGCGAAGCCGACCTCTACGAGGCCAACCTCCACAAAGCCGACCTCAGCAGGGCCGACCTCCACAAGGCCGACCTCTACGAAGCCGACCTCTACGAGGCTAACCTCCACGGAGCCAACCTCCGCGGGGCCAACCTCCACAAGGCCGACCTCTACGGAGCCGACCTCAGCGGAGTCAACCTCCGCGAAGCCGACCTCCGCGGGGCCAACCTCCACAAGGCTAACCTCAGCGGAGCCGACCTCTACGGAGCCAACCTCCGCAGGACCGACCTCAGCGGAGCCAACCTCTGCGGGGCCAACCTCCACAAGGCCGACCTCTACGGAGCCGACCTCAGCGGAGTCAACCTCAGCGAAGCCGACCTCAGCGGAGCCAACCTCCACAAGGCTAACCTCTACGGAGCCAACCTCCGCAGGACCGACCTCAACGGAGCCAACCTCAGCGGAGCCGACCTCTACGGAGCCGACCTCAGCGAAGCCGACCTCAGCGAAGCCGACCTCAGCGGAGCCAACCTCCACAAGGCTAACCTCCACAAAGCCAACATTACAAACGTCTGGTGGCCCGCACCGACTGCTGTTCTGCTGGCCCAATGGGGCAACCTGCCTGAGGATCTAGTTGCAGACCTCATGCGGTACAATGCAGCGAACCATCCTGATCCAACAGCCTTCGACCGATGGAGTACGGGTGGCCCGTGTCCGTATGACAAGGTGTTCGTGCAGCGTGCAGCGTTGTTCACGGAGCAGCAGGCTCTGTGGAGTCCCGGTCCATGCCCGAGACCCTACGACCTGATGGTGAGGGTGCTCGCTGCATGCTGCCCATCGTGGGACAATGCGAAACGCAAGAGGTTCCACGCAACGTTCAGGACACTCCCAACCGGAGAAGAAACCAACGAGTTATAGCGGCAGCCGAGCTCCGCTAGCCCTTTCCTTTTCTGCCTCAGTGCTGGAAATGGAATACAGGCCTGGCTCAAAACCGGGTGCCCGTGAGGGCTCTAAGGGTTCGAGTCCCTTCTGAGGTAGTATAGAGGTATGGGGTGTTGGTCCAGGTGGCTAGGACACCTGCCTGTCACGCAGGAGGTCACGGGTTCGAGTCCCGTACACCCCGCCCTCTTTTTTTCAGGGAGAAGGAGGTAGAGCTGTGGTTCGCTCTCCCAGAAGCGAACCCCCCCACTTGCCTCCTCCAAGAAAGGGACCCCCCTTTACTAGAGGTTCCCTGTGCTTCTGAGTGCTTCTGGGGTAGGTCTTGTAGAGACCTACCCCAGAGACTCCCTAGAACAGTAAGAGATAGTACTAGACTACTACTTACTAGGGAACCTGGTGCGTGTGCGCGCACATGCAAGCATCATGCCTTACGGCAGAGGTTCTTAGGTAGGGGGGCTGGGGTCAAGATAACAGAGATCCAGGGTCTCCTGGCAGGGCTTCTGACCGTGTTACAGGGTTTTCTAGTTGGGTTCATAGGGGGAGGGGTACTAGGGGCGGGGGTTTGTATTATAGGGTTGTTGTCAAGGAAGATCGAGGCACAGGTTCTTTCTCCCTGGACAGAGACGTTCAGGCACTTCTACAGGAGCCGCCCATGAGCTACCTTTCTCAACAGAAGATCAAGGAGCAGAACTGGCTCCGGATCCACAAGGCTCTCCATGAGGGAGACTCCCAGGTGCGTCTCCTTGACAGTGAGGGGAAAGAGACCTGTTCCCTCTCAGTACTCACCTCAAGCCAGGGACTCAGATACGTCAAGACCCAAGTGGGTACCTTCATGGAGCAGAACCCTAGGAAGACCTCCAGGTTTGCACAGATGGCCCGCGAAGGCCACCACCTTACCTGGGTCATCAGAGAAGGCCCCTGGGGCTTCATCCAGGACGGAACCATCAAGACCCCCTAACCCCTCCCTACCTCAACTGCTGCTCTTGACGATCCAAGTGTCCGAGTTCATTTCCTCGGACTTTTTGGAATCAAAACCCCTAAATCCCTTTACGTGTCAAGACCACGGGTTCAAGTAAGGAGGGTTTCGGGGAGTAAGAGGGGGATCTGACAACAGGCAGCAGGTTCAGGGAGTTTACGGGGAAGAACCTGGCTTTCAGACAAAGAGAGCCCAGGTTCCCTTCTTCCCCCGACAGGGGGTTAGGGTTGTCACAGACCCGTTACCAGCCCCCCGACAGGGGGTTAGGGTCCTAGTAGACCCGTTACAGGAGGGTGCTTGAGGGAGCCCTCTCCCTCCCCACTACTCAACACCCCCGACAGGGGGTTTGAGGGTGAGCTAGAGAGAACGAGGAAAGGCCTGGTTCAAGCTGGAAGACCAAGTCTTTTCAGGTTCCCCTCTCTTCATAGGCTTGAGTAGGGCTGTTTTCGTTTTCGCGGAGTGCATTCCTCGAAAACGATCAGCAGGCCCCAAAAAGCCCTTTTTCTACGATCACGTCACTGTGCGGATCGTACATTTTTCTGCTAAGGGGTTGAGTTCAACTCCACTGAATCATCTTCAGTGACCCTATTCCTCGAAAATGAAATGCTCCTAATCCCAACGGGTTGCAGTCTCCCGCCTTACTTCCTAGAGGTCTCCCTTCCAAAGCCCAGGTATAACTGGGACTACAAGAATGTGGATGAGCTCATCACCTCACTATGGTGCTTCCTCCAGAGGAATGAGCTAATGAGTGGTCGCCACAGGGTGTGCCTACTCCCCAAAAGGGCAACGGTAAGGAACCCAACTACTTACGAGGCGATCTTCCTGACCCTCAATAGACTCCTGTTTAAAGGCTACCACTTCAGAGGCCTCCGCATCTAGGCGACGGGAACAGGTTCCATGCTACGAATCCCAACAAGTTGCAACTACTCCTCCCGCTTCAT